CTTATCACATCCTCAGTTTCTAAAGGGGCCCAGCTATCTCTCTCGAGGTAAGCATCGGTCTTACGACTACCCCACACACTTATCAAGCCCAGTACCTTTATTGATTATCAGTACCTCGGTCCTGTTCAGGACTACTCTTCGGTGTGTCAAAACTTTGTTTCACTAAAGGGTCTCACATAATGAAACCCTCTCCGCGAATAACTATCTTTTGGATACCTGTTGCCAGGTGTCTTCTCAACTTCACAACTCGGTCGAAAGATTCCTTAGAATCTTTCGGACGAGGGCGAAGTATCTGCCTCACGTTACGTAACAGCATTGTTTTGGAATACATGCTACGCAACTCCATTAAGTCAGACTCTTGAAACTTTTCTCCAAACTTGATCACATTTCTGCAACCCCGTATGGACATTTCAATTTCCTTTAGATCTATCTTCAAGCCTTGAAAGGCCTGACGGATTTGATCCCTAATGGTAAAGTATGTGAGTCATGTCCTGTCATCGTCTGGAGACGGTTTATCCGATCCAGGCGGTAGCAGTTCATACTCCCAGACAGGCTTAGGAAGGTCCTTCCAGGTAAAACCAGAAGTAGCCTTGACAAAGCGGCGTCATCTCAGTTCAACTGTTTCCAGTATCGTGAAACAAGACGCGTAAAAGTCAAGGATCGCCCTCTCAGTGTGTACTATGATCGGCTCTAAAGCCGAATTCATCAGCACTCACTGATCGAGCGCTACTGGTTTAACCCCGGAGGGGCCATACCAAGCCAAGGCCAGACTTCTGAGCCTTTTCGGTAAATGACTTAGGACGGCTAAACGCGATTTAACGCGGTAGCCATACCCTAACACAGACGTGAATCGGCTGAAAGGAGTCCCGTATTTACGGGCGAACTCCAGGCCAGCCATTCCACTATAGAAGGCTACAGCCAGCTCCGCGAGCGGAACTGGAGAGCAGTCTTCTCCCTTGACGTAGAACCTCTTGGCGAACTCTAGTACCCCATTACGGGATACCAGAGACTTCGCTAGACCGATCCCTACGCCAAGATCTTGCATTAGTTGCAAGTACTGGCGAGCCACACGGCCGTCAGCAATTACAATGTCATCACCTAATATGGCATAAGATGAGAAGGATCCGATCGCAAAGCCAACCTTACGGGCGGCATGTGCGACAAGGAAGTGGTGCGTCAGGGCAAGCATCCCTCAAGATGAGAGAGCTCCCATTGGCTGCCCCACGGCATACATAACATGGTCAGGTAGAGGACCGGTCGCAAACTTTTTTGCGGAAACCGGTAATCTATAACCTCGATTCACCAGTATCTCAGATCAGACTCGACCCATTGGATTACCACTTTCGGTTAAACCCAAAGCATAATTCAATAGGTACGCCTGCAGAGATACGGGCAATCTGTCAGTGGCGGACGATAAATCGAATGATCAAAAGCGGGTACAACCCAGCTTAATCAATCGATGGATCGGTGCCAACTGATTATGTGTACCGTCTGTGGGAAGGCGATCTAGCAGATCAAAGATCGCTAGGTGGAGTGGCTTCATCAGTCACTGGGTCCAGCAATCAACCATTGCAAAGACCCTCACCTTTCCAGCAGCTTCCTGTTTCAATCCTAAGCGTCCCACTGCGTGAGGAAAATTCCTAAACAACGCAGTACCCGGACATTCAGGATCTATCAGAGATCCAACCGTCACGGCAAGTGCTTCTATACGTTTCACGAAGTTCCAATAACGATCCCCCAAATAGGGGCCCGCGATTGAAGCATGGTACTCAGTAAACTGAGACCAAACTTCGCTATTATATAGAGAGACTGCCGCCTGCTGTATACCGAGCCAAGAAGTTGAGTATTTAAACCCATCCTTCTCGTCCAGAGCAGCAGTAGACGGACTACTTTTATAAATCATAGCCTTTACAGGACTGTGAAGTTTCTTTTTCAGGTCTCCACAATTCGAGATTCCAACCGTCCGGAAGAATGATGAAATATCATCCTGCCAGAAGGCTTCCTCTCTTATTGGGACTCCAGGAGCAGTGATTGTCTCAAGCTTAAGCGATCCTTTATACTCTATCACCCTATAAAGGGAGAATAGACTTAATCAGATTCGCAACGCTTTACGATCACCTGCTCGTATTAGCCCTCGCTGGCTGCGAGGGATAATACGTGGAAATCCATCAGCCGAACGAGACACCGCGACCTTAAGGCCGCGAGTCCCATCTAACTGCATCCCTCCTACCGCCTGCATTAAAAGCGTATTACACGCTTTTAAATACAGGACCAAACCGGGTCTCCCGGATTTGGCAAGTAGACGGAAAGCAGCTCTAGTAAAGACTACTGTAGCTCTTGTCCAAGATGGTTTCTTTCCTACCAGGATTAGATCAACAATTCTATTGAATCAGTTGATCCAACCCCTACCAGATTTTACACTGGTAATCCTATTAAAAAGAACTTTAAGTTCTCGTAATTCCCCTGAACGCAACATACTGATTAAGGAATTGTTATTTCTTTTCATATGTTACATTTAGGCTTTCTAACTGAAGATCCCCGCTGCTAGACATACCAATAGGAGTATTAGTCCGTAAGCATGAGCGCTAAGCGCCAGCGGAACGGTTTACCGTCTTTTAACTTAGTTAAGGATGAGTGACCTGGGCAGAACCTACTCCCCCTGTGCCGGAAAACCGACACAAGAGGTACATCGTCTTGCAATGCCCGTGGGAATTAGGAAGTAAAGAACTTTCTAACCTTCAGTTTCCCCAATACCCTATGGATACTGGGGGCTGCAGGATCCCTTCTAAGGGGGCCGAAGCCTAGGAGAAATGAAACTTTATCCGAAGACCAGTTCCACACTCCCAGAATGGGGGTTAACCCATTCAGAAAGTTACTCGTCAGGTACGCGACACTGGTTATTGCTAACACAGTGCTTTGCACAGGTGGAGGTTTTAACCTGGTTATGGACTTTGAAGTCCA